GACTGGTCTCCATTCGATGATTGGAAGACGACTATAAAGAAAGGTGAGTTTTTGTGAACGGCACTTACAGGTCACAACCAATTAGTCAAGTAGAAATTGAAACTGAACTACTTAGGATGACTGATCTCCTTGAAAATGAAACTGAGGCGTTTGAGACTCTTGCCGTAGACGCCGCAAAGAAAGAGGCGCAGTACAAGTCCAATTGGGCGAAAGAATACCTTTCCGCAAAAGGATCAATCAAAGAACGCGAGGCTTGGGCGGACTACAAACTTGCAGACATGTCATACGAACACAAAATTGCAGAAGCGCTAGTAAAGTCAAAACGTGAAAAGTTGTCTTCATTGAGGACTTCTATGGACAGTTTGCGAACCCTTAACGCAAACGTAAGAGCACAGGTGATGCCATGACAGAAAAAAAATCTCCAGCAAAAAAGCAGCAACCGGTTGAAGTCGTCAACTACAACGTTCACGAAGACATCACCCCCCTCTTGGTTCCACTTGATCGACTAATTCCGCTTGACAAGAATCCTCGCAAAGGCGACGTAGACGCTATTGCGGCCTCCTACTCAGAATTTGGCCAAGTAAAACCAATTGTCATCCGACCAAACGATGACGGAACCGCAACAGTTGTTGCTGGCAATCATCAGACCGAAGCAGCCCGCCGTTTAGGGTGGACACACATTGCTGCAATTTCAATGCAGGTGGACGACAAGCGGGCGCTTGCTTTTGCGCTGGCAGAAAATCGAACAATGGAACTCGGTCACACAGATCCCGTTCTTCTGCACGACGCAATCATTACGGTTATTGATGAATTTCCAGAAACTTTTGATGCGCTCGGATGGGACAACTTTCAATTAGCGGCAATGGATGAACAGGTCGCTTACCTCAACGAAGCAGACTCAACACCTTCGGGGTTCATTCCACCGGTAATGACCTCCTACCCTGAAGACTCCCCTGCCCCTACAACGGAATCAATTAAGAATGGATCTTCCGGTGGCGGTGACGCTGTTCCGATTGAAGCCCCTTCGACCATGAACACCCACGAAGCAGTCACAAGGGGAGCGTCTAGCGTTGGCGCTGCTGGGGCAACAGCGATTGTTCAGTACATGCTCGTTTTTGACGATGCAGCCCAACAACGGAAATGGTATGACTTCCTGCGCTGGCTGCGCTCCGATCCCGGAACCGATGGAGAAACAACCGCAGAAAGACTTCTCCATTTCCTTGACTCCCATGCGAATTACCGATGAGAGAAAAAATCACCGCCGCAGAAGCAATCAGAACTCTGAGAACGGCTGACGCTTCATCACTTTTTTATTACTCGCAACACATCGCAGAAGTTGTCGAAACTCTTCTATATAAAGCAGATTTACTTGCTTCTCTTTTAAGAAGTTTGGATGATCTGGAAACCTCAGAAATGGGTCAGCCCTTATCGGCTATTCGGATTTCCGCAAAGGTTCAGAATGAAACCCTTCACGCCCTTTTGAAGGAAATTGCTGCAATCCAACTTGACTCAACTGACTCTCCTTTCTAGAAAGGGAAATAATGACCCGCCAAAGAATGTTCCTAGATATTTCGTGTGTGGATGCGGCTCGCGAAAGAATGCGTCACGTCTATGACACTTTCGACACCGTTTGTGTTCAATTCTCTGGCGGGAAAGACTCCACTGCCGTTCTTTACCTAGCAAAAGAAATTCACGAAGAACGAGGACTCGGACCCGTAAAAGTCATTTTCCGAGACGAGGAAATGGTTTCCCCTGCTGTCGTTCGCTTCATGGAAGAGGTCAGAAATTACGACTGGGTGGACATGGAATGGTACTGCTTGCCTTCCGGTGGCGAAATTTGGGTTTTGGGCAGGCGAGAATACGTTTTGCTTTGGTCGGAAAAAAGAGCAAAAAAGGGGCGCCTTGTTCGAGACATTCCCCCTTGGGCAATTCGCGCAGAACATTTTGGGCTCCCGTCCAATCAAACGATTCCCCAGTCTGTTGACTATTACACGATGCAAGGTAAAAAGGGGAGAACTGCTTTCATTACGGGTGTGCGAGCGAATGAGTCAATGATTCGTTACCGCTCGTGTGTGCAAAAACTTCACGAAAATTACATTGTGGTTCCCTACCGAATGAAAAAATCAATTCCCCTCCGTTTCGCAAAAGTGATTTACGACTGGACCACGGACGACGTTTTCAAATTTGTCATTGAAGAGCATGGCGGAAAATTTTGCGAATACTACGATTTGGCTGCAATGACAGGTTCCAATACTCGTGTTGGAATTCCTTTGCATTCCGTGGCGATTCGTAGAATTGGTGATGTCGTTGCGACTGAGCCAGAATTTTACGATCGACTTGTTGAGTGCTTTCCTCAGATTGATGCCCAACGGCGCTGGTGGCCGGAATTCGATATTGAGACTTTGATTGCTTCTTATGCTGACGAGGGGTGGCAGGGTGTTCAAAACTGCATTGATGACAACATGCTCACTCCCGGAATTAAGAGAAGGGCTATGTCATTTTCGGCAGAGTTTAGAACCAAGCACAAAAAAGATCCTTTCTCTTATCCCATTGAATGGCTGATTAGGAATCTTTTGCTCAACGAATTCAATTTGTCTTCCGTGACCCCTGTTGGTCCGAAAACTAGAGCGCATGCCATGCGCATGGCTGCTGCTCAGGCTGAAGCAGATGCAAACTCACTAGACGCACTCGATGATTACCGATAAGGACAAAAATGTTTAACTTTGAAACTGTTTCCGGTGGAATTTTGCGACCAGCCACTTGGCGCTCCACTTACATTTTGAAAACCGATCAAAAGGTTTTGAGTGAGTCATTACGAAAGTACGGTTGGGTTTCCCCAATTATTGCTTCTGTCAATGGCAATGTCATCATTGATGGACATGAGCGTTGGCTCATCGCTGCCGACGATCCGGAAATTGTTAAAAGGGACAAAGGTTTAGTGCCCGTGACGTGGGTTGATTGCGATGACATTGAAGCAATGATTATGCATGTGCGCTTAAATCGTGGGCGTGGACAACTTTATGCCAAGAGTCTCAGTTCTTTGTTGAAGAAGATTGTTCGATCGCGTGCTTACGATCAGCGAACTTTGGGTCGCATGCTGGGCATGAGCAATGATGAAGTTGACCTTCTTTTTGATGGCGGTCTTTTGAAAAGCCGAAAAGTCAAAGATCATGTGTACTCCAAGGCTTGGATCCCAATTGAGGCTCCAGCCGGTACGACTTCTGCAACGATTAACATCGAGCGGCCACCTAACGCCGATCGTTGAATGTTGGGCTAATTCTTCTAGGCCTATGGTAACTTCTGAATAGAACGTTTGTTTTTTTGGAGGTTTTCGATGGTCGTCCCTACAGTGCTTCCCGATGAAGAACTTGAGGAGGAGGAGCGCGAGGAAGAGGTTGAGCCCGAAGAGGGCGGGCGTAGGCGAGCGAATTGGCTTCGCCGTTTAGCCGCACGCGGAATTCGTGCAGGCACTCGGGCTGCTCGGCGGCGACGCGCTAGGCGCAGTTCGTAATCGATTGATCGGACTGTAAATAATGTTGGTTTCGGTAGAAGATTTGGCGACCTACATGGACGTCAAGTTCACCAATCGTCAGATTCGTGCGGTTGAAATGATTCTGCAAGGACTTCACTCTGAGTTGGAGTCCAATCTTCGCCGTCCCATTGAGGTCAATGCGTACACGGAAAGCCACATGATCCCTTCCGACTTCGGATCATTCCCAGTTTCGGCGCATCTGTACGACTTCACAATGGACACAACGGGCAATCCTCCGAATTACGTTCGGCCTGCAGTGACCATCTACATGAGAAACTCTCCGGTTATTAACGTTGACTCAGTTGCGGTTTATCCGCCCACCGGTGGCGCTTCAGCGGGTTTGGTCAATGGAACCGATTACATTGTTCAGCGATATGGAATTGATCTATATCGAGCGCTTTCAAACGACAGGGTGGAAGTCACCTATACTGCTGGACTGGATGGCGAAGCGATTCCCCATTTGAAGTTGTTGATTTTGAGGGCCGCCACCCGAGAAGCGCAAAACATGCATGACGATGTAGTCGGCCTCAAGGATTTAGAAACACGGAACGTGGCTCCGTTGACTACGGGATTCACCGAGGAAGAGGTGCGTTCGGTTCGACGCTGGCGACGAATCAGGATCTGACATGGCCAGAATTAAGATTGATGTCGACTCGGCTAGAGTTCGTCAAGAACTGCGCAAAATGGAGTTGCGCTCAAAGGCTTTTCAGCCGCTTTTCGAATACGCTCGGCAAAGATTGGCTCTTGCTAATGCGGAAAACTTCACGACTGGCGGCTTGCCGGTTGGTGGGTGGAACCCTCGCGACGAGGCTGAGCGCTGGCCAATTATGCGTTCAAGTGGACGGCTTTTTCGCTCTCTTACGACCTTGCGCGGCAACCCAAATGAAATTAATGCCACAAATGCAACTTTTGGCACAAAACTAGACTACGCAAAGTTCCATCAGTATGGAACAAGTGAAATGGAACCCCGAAAAATCGTCTTTGAGCCACGCGGGTTTGCAAGCGACTTAGGGAAAAAGGCTGCCGCTTGGGTCGCTAACGGGATCTCACCGACATGATGCAGGGATCCGCAGCAGCGAAACGGCTTGTAAATAATTATCTTGCCCATGACCTCCCGGAAAGGCTTACAACTTACCGGAATCACTGGCACCTTGACGAAGATTCTCTCCCTGATCCGCTTTTGTACTTGACGTACGAGCCGGTGGCTCTTGATACTTGGCCGACGATTATTACGGTGGCTATTTCCACGCCACAAATCGGTCGCGTGGATTACGACAGTTCTTTAAATCCCGAATATCACGTTCGCTACACAATGAGAACATACGTTTGGGTGAAGGCGGACGGTTCCGAATACTGCACCGAAATTCGTGACAATATTACAACGGTTTTACGTTCGGCACTTTTGGATCATGCCAGTTTGCGCACCGCTGATTACACCGACTGTGGGGCAAGGGTTGAGGAAAGCAATTTGCGGGAAGAATTCTCTGATCTGACCTTAATCAAAGGTGATCGAGTTATGGCTGGCGCCTATATCGGTTACGACTTAACTTTGACAGAACACATCACTAGGCGCAATGTTGGAGAATTGGGATCCGTTGAAATCGAAACGGAAATTTTAGAAGATCCACTTTCTTGGTAGCCGTTGCAGAAAAACCCTCATTTGGCCCTGTACTATCCAATTAGTTTTAAACCAGCAATTCATTACACCGAACAGCAATTCGGATGTAGTAATCTTGGCATAGATCCACAAATGGAGGAGCGCCCATGCCCGGCGTAGTTGTAACAACCGCAGTTCGAACCGGACCATCAACGGCGAACACTGCACCAGCGTCTACTTTTTTTGTAGCAGGCACCGCCGAGCGTGGGCCGATTGACGAGGCTCGCCTTGTTACCAGTCTCCTTGACTTTGAGGCAATTTACGGTGACTACGAAGCATCCAAAACTCTTTATCAGCAGGTTCAAACCTATTTTGAAGAGGGTGGCGCTCGCGCCTACGTGAGCCGTGCGGTTGGTGCAAGCGTTGCTCCCACTTCAGGCTTCCTTGTTGTGGAGAGCGCTCTTCGGATCGACGCCGCAACACCCGGCTCATGGTCGACAGAACTTGAAGTTGAGATTGTGGCAAATGCTGCGTTGAAGTTTGCAGTTCGACTGATCCTGAAAGACGAATTGGTCTACACGAGCGGTTTCGTGGCAACCGTGGACGACGCTGTTGCTGCAATTAACGGCTCCAGCGTGGCGGCTTTCTTTGTAACGGCATCCACGGAGACTGGTGAAGGCGAAACGGTTCTCACTGACAGTGGCCCAACTGCCCTCTCGGCTGGTTCAACGTCAGTTCCAACAGAAGCCGAACTTGTCGATGCCCTTGAGTTGTTTGACAATGCTTTGGGTGCTGGCGCTGTCGCCATTCCCGGCTATTCGTCTTCAACGATCTGGGATGGCCTTATCGATCACGCTCAGGCGAACAACCGGATTGCGGTTCTTGGTTTCGCTTCAGGTGATACGGCAAGCGATGCCATCGACACTGTTGAGGGTTACGTGACCGAGAACGGTGAGTACGCTGCGTACTACTTCCCGCATGTCACGATTCCGGGTCCGGGCGGAACTTCATTGACGGTTTCCCCCGAGGCTTACGCTGCCGCTAAGCGCTCCATTGCCCATAACACTGTTGGGCCGTGGCAGCCGGGTGCAGGGCTTCCCTCCCGGGCACGTTTCGTCACTGGTCTTGCAACTTCGGTTCCCAAGACGACCGGTGAAGAACTTGACGATGCACGAATCAATGCGATTCGGATCATTCAGGGTTCTGTCCGCATCTACGGTGCCCGTTCCGGGTCTGATGACGAAACCAACTTCCGGTACATTACGACTCGTGACACGCTGAACTACATCGTGTCGCAGGCTGAGCAGCGTCTTGAGGACCTTGTGTTCTCTCCGATTGATGGGCGTCGCAGCGTTTTCGGGCAGGTGGAAGCACGGCTTATTGCTCTGCTTGATCCGCTTCGCACCTCCGGCGGCCTGTTTGAGGCTTTCGACACTGAGGGCAACCGTCTTGACGCCGGGTACTCAGTTGAGGTTTCTGACGCTCTGAACCCGCTGAGCCAGTTGGCCAACGGTGTGATTCGGGCCAAGGTCGGCGTAAGGGTATCGAGTGTTTCCGATCGCATTGAGATCGAAATTGTCAAGTCCAATCTCACGAGTTCAGTTGTCTGAGCGGAGGAATAATGTCAAGCAATAAACTTGCACAGCGGCAGATTGTCGCCAGCATCAAGCCTCTTGTTGCTGGTGGCACTTCTGGCCCCGAGTTTCCCGGGTATTTTGCTCAGGTTTCGGGTGGAGAGATCACCGCGAGTGTTGAGAAGGTGTACGACGGGGGTTCCACTTTCCCTGAGGTTCTGTGTGCACCGCCCGAGATTGGGGACATCACGCTTACCCGCCATTTCGACCGTGGTGATGCTCGCCGTGACCACGAGTCTCTGAAGTTGGTGCGTCAGGGTGTTGGGCGTCTCCGCTACGACGTTACGGTCTTTTCACTTAACTGCGATTTGGTTGAGTTTGGGACTGAGCGTTCCTACGCCCAAGCCCTTCTGGTGGGCGTGTCCGAGCCTGAGGGCGATTCGTCGTCTGGGGCGCCAGCAACTTTTTCGCTGACGTTCTCAATTTCTCAGGTTTCGGGCCAGACCCAAGCCTAATTTACAAACATTTGACAAAAGGGCGTTTTTTTAACGTCCTTTTGTCGCGTTTGGGCACTCGTTGGTGCTAAGTTGGCGGGCATGAGCGACACTTACGATTTCAGCACAACTTCAGAATTGAACACTGAGACGTCCAAGGACGCTTCAGGCGGGAAGGCAAAGAAGGACGAAACTGAGGTTAGTGTCCTTGACCGTCTTCGTGAGCAACTTGCGAAGAAGGTGGAGCGGCCACGCATCCTTATTGAAGTTCCTGAGCGTCCGGGTCTTGCTATTGAGGTGAGCCCCAACATCACGCAGCATCAGATGCGGGCGTGGCGCAAGAATGCCGGTGAAGGCACAAAGCCCGGTTTTGATCCGACGAAGTTTGCTTGTTATGTCATTGGTCATACCACGACTGGTATTTACATGGGCACTGAAGAGGTTTTGGCTGAGGCTGGCCATTCTCTTTCTTTTGCTTCGCAGGACATTCTTGACATGACTGGAACGACTCGTCCTATCCCTGATTGCATTCAGGCGTTTTTTGGACTTGATCCGCACGTCGAAGCGGCAGCCCTTACGATTATGGAGGCTGCCGGTTACGGTGATGATGTTGAGACGGTGGACCCTACGACGGAGTCGTAGACGAATTAGTCGACGACGCTCGCATTAAGACCGCTGCTCGCCTTGGCGAGTTGTTTGGCACTGACCCTTTGGTCATTTTGGATTGTTCTGATGATGACTGGCTGATTCGTTTGGCCTGCGCTCAGGTGATTAATCGGGACCGTAAAGCCCAGCAGGAAGAGATGGAGCGTCGCAGGGGCTGATTCTTCCCTGCTGACGGCGAAATAAGTGGCAACATAGGATCATCATGGATGAGCGCGTTGTCATACGTATTGAGGTAAATGCTGACACGAGTGCCATTGATCGTGTTCAGGCAAAGTTGGCTGCTTTGTCGTCTCAGGCAAAACTTGCTGACGGCAATTTGGGTGGGGCGTCCGACAAGTTAACTGATCTTTCTGGCGCCAGCACTGACGCTTCTCGGTCGACTGATAAGTTAAGTAAGTCGATGAGGGGGGCGAATCGGGATTCTGACCGCCTGTCCAAAAAAGTGAATCAGACAAGCCGAATGTTTGAGATGCATCGCAAAGTTGTGGGCGGTGTCACTTCGATGCTTTCAAAGGGTTTGAAGTTTGCTCTTTTGGGCACGGTACTTGAGTTTGGTTTGATGGCGGCTGCCCTTTCTTCAGTTAACGGCCTTTTGGCTGTTGGAAGAGCAACCATGAAGGCTTTTAACTGGATGATGTCCGGTACGGCGGCGTTGGCTGCAGCGGCGACGGCTGCGCTTGCTACTGTTGCTGCTGCTCAACGTGAGTACAACGCTGCGATGGTTCAGTTTCAGTATAAAAGTGCTCCGGGTTTGGGTAATGGTACTGCTCAGGCGATGTCCGCTATGCGGATGTTGACGTCTGATACGAAGTTGGCTTCTTTTGGGATGGAAGCACTTAATCAAACTTTTGCGTCGATTTCTAAAAACACTGAGGTTACGGCACCTTTGAAAGGGGCTCTGAAAGGGCTTGGCGATTTTGCTGTTGCTGCGGGTGGGGACATTGGGAAGAATTTGGCTGCGGCTGGCGAATTTTTAGGTTTGTTGCAGAAGGAAGGGAAACTTACTGCTGAGGTTGCTCAGGCTGCTGGGGCTGTTGGCCCGCAATTTCAGAAAGCAATTGAGAATGCCCAGAAAATGGGTTTGACTGGTGCTTCCGAGTTGATGAAAGCGTTTTCCTCTGGAACTTTTGCCGAAACTGCCGGGATCGCAGGTTCTTTGGATGCGGTTAACGACACGTTGATTGGTCGGGCTAAAGCGTTTTTTACTTCTGTGGTCAGCATGTTTGCTGATTTGGGTCAGGCGTTTTTACCTGATGTGAAAGTGGCGTTTGACAAACTAACCAGAATTTTTCGTGTAACTTTTGCCCGCATTTCTGGCGACATGCTTGCTTTCGATATGGGCAACATGATTCAGGACATTGTTGATGTTATTGGTAAGGCTGCAGATCTTTTCGCTGACCTTTTCGGAAAATATTTGCCTCAGTCCGAAGGGATGATGGGTGGGATCAAAACAGCGTTTAGGGAAGTCAAAAACTTTTTTGACGATTTCAAAAAATCACTTTTAGGTTTAAGTGATGCGGCTCGTGTTGTTACGGACACTTTCGGTCCGCCAATCATTGCGTTGTTTAAAGGTTTGGGTGACGGACTGAACTACACAGCGAACTTAGCCCTTGAAGATCAAGATCAGTGGCGTGAATGGGGTGAGACGTTAACAAATGTTGTTGACTCCATTCTGAACTTGTTCGGTCAATTTAAAAACTTTATTAGTGCCAACTTGCCGATCATTAACGGATTGTTCAATGCTTTTGCCTCCATTATTGACGTGATCGCTAAAGGTTTGGAGGGCTTGGCCGCTATTTCGCGCGGCAACTCGGCATTAGGTGGACTTCTTGGTTTGGGTGCCGTTTTAGGTGTGGGGGGTGGTCTTAGTGCTTTAAATGCGAGGATGGGTCGTACGGGTAAAGATCGTGTCGGTGGCAGGTTGGGGCGTGGGGCGGCAACCCTTTTTGACACAACTAAAGCCGGAAAGGATCTTGCTGACGGGTTGAAAAGTAAAGCGGCAACCGTTTTGAACGGAACTGAAACCAAATTTGACGAAACTGGAAACAAACCCTACCGCCGCTTTGGCAATAATGTGTTTGGAGGACCCACTCCCGGCGCTCCGGGAACAGACGCTGGTCAAACCATGCAAAACATGACGGTTCGCGCAACCACCGTTTATGTGAACGGACCTATTTCTGGTGGTGGCGGTAGGGGCAGAGGCGGAAAAGGCAATCCAAACCAACCTTCGCTTTTTTCTAGCGCAACCCAAATGCCTGCGTATGCCATTTCACAAACTTATGGTCCCGATTCGCCAGTGAAAGGCCCTTTCCAAGATGAACTTTTGATGACCGGCAATGTTGGTCGAAAAGGTTTAGGTGGGATGATGGGTCGAATTAAACCGATGGCTGGCCGTTACGGTCCGGGCATTGGTGCCCTTGGGGCGCAAGCGATGATGCTAACCAGCGGCAATGAGGCGGCTGCACCGTTCCAGATGGCTGGCGGCATGGTTTCAATGTATAACCCGCTGCTGGGTTTGGGTATTTCTGCGGCTGGTACTGCTTTGACTGCTGAAACCGCTGCCGGTGGTGCGATTTCTGGCGCTGCTGCGGGTGCAGCGATTGGAACAATGATCGCTCCCGGTGTCGGTACCGCTATTGGTGCTGCCGTCGGAACAATCAGTGGAGCCATTGCTGGCAGCATCAACAAGGGGAATCTTGTAGAGAGAGAAAATCGTGAACGTGGCGTATCGAGCGGTATCTACGGGGCGGAGAGAACTGGCCGTCGACTGGGTTTATCAGGTTTGACCGGCCTTGAAAACCAATTGAAGCAAGAAAGAAATAACCTTAGGCGAGCCGAAGATGCAATGCGATCAATTTATGCTTCAACAACAATGGAGGAGGAGCGAGACCGTTACTATGAGCATTATGGGTTAGGCGATGGGGCCGGAGAAAGCGCCTCGCAGCGCGTGAAAGATGCCGGTAGGGAGTTAATTATTCAAGATCGCATTGCTGCGGCAAAAGAATCGGGCCTATTGACTGGAGCAGAAATTGAGGTTCTTGATTCGATTGCGGCAAATAATGTTGCGGCAGAAGATGCAATAAGAA